AATAGTAAAAAATCACCAGGTCCACCTAGATATTGTAATATAGTATCTTTAGCATTATTTCCATTACCCTTAAGTAAGTTTATAGAAGGAAGAATATTTAAAATTACAGCGTTAGTTTTTGTTGATAACTGGGAACTACCTTCTGGAGGGTCAGCAAATTCAGGAGGTGCTGCATTGTAAAGTTTAAAAAATCTTAGTAATGATAATCTATTTTTAACAGATGTATTATTTTCTTTATTACTAATAAATCCATAATATCTGGTTTTATCTCCACCTTGATAATAAGATAAAGAAAAAGGATTTAGACCTGTTTTATTTAAATGGCCTCCAAAAGCATTAACCGCAACCTGAGCTATTGTTGAAGATGGTAAATATATATTTTTAAGAAGATTATCTTCTCCAAGGAATAGATCTGAGTTTTCTGGGATAGAAGGGCTTTGAAATTCTAAAAGATTTTGTTTTATAGTAAATAAAAGACCTTTAGTTGTAGGAATGATACCTTTTTTAAAGAAAAATTTAGTTATTCTTTTTAAATCCCCTAAAATAGAATCAGGTTTAACTGGGGTAGAGTCATTATCATCCTTCTTTATATTAAAACCAAATTGAAGAATATTGCTAGAAGCATTTCTTAAAATAAAGTCTGGAGAGTTTGGGGGGATTTCTCCTTGAGGTATCGGGGCTACAACATATGGTTCAGAACTAGATTCTTGCCCTGGCCTATCACTTCCAAAAGATAGGTTTTTAAAATCTGTTTGAATATTAATTAAAGGCATAACCTAATTATTCAGGTTGATTAAGTATATAAGGCAAGTTTTGAGGTTGGGAATTACTAAAATATGAAGGCGCTATTGATGGAATTTGACCACCAAGATCTAAATCTGAAGGTGTTGGTAAAGCATTGTTGTATCCGTCATCATATTGAGCGTAAAGAGCTGTAACACCTAATAAATCATTTCCAGTCAATGAATATCCAGGTTGACCAGATATATTAGCGTGTAATGGTGATTGACGAGTAGCCAAAACATTGATTGATGGATTACCACCATCATATGGTGTGAATGGTGATCCTTGGTTATAAAGCATATCTATTAGTCCCATGGTGTTTTAATTTTTATAATTAATGGATTTTTATTATAAATATATTATTATTGAACTCCTACACTTCCTCTAGCGTTAGCAGTGTTCCACTCATCAATACCAAATACAAATTTAGGATCTTTAGACGCTATAATTTCTAATAATTTTATTTGATTTTCATTATATTCAACTAATTTTTGTATTAATTGTAATGAATTAGCTCCTAAATACATTTCACCTGTATCAACCTGAGCGAAACCTCCTCTAGTCACTACACCACCTCCAGCCATCCATTCGAAGTCATTCTTTTTACTAAAATCAACTCCAGCAGCAGCATTCACAATTGATTCAGGATAACCTTGAGGATTAGCTTTTATGTCATCTATCATCTGCTGATTGTCTACACCTATAGGGAATCGACTATCATCTGGGTCTCTACCTGAGTTATGGAATATAGATCTAGCTAAAGCTACATCATCTGTTCCCATTCCTGGGATACTAACACCCATTGCGTTCTCAGCCCATTTTATTCCTGGGATAACTTCTAATAAAGACATTCCTGATCCACCAAGCATTTCAGTAAATCCACCCGCTCCTGTAGCTCTAGCATTTTTATCACTTCCAAAATCAAATATGTCTTTAGCAACCATAGCTACATTTAACAATGGTGCTATTTTTCCTCCAGCATTTAAAAGTTTTCCACCAGCGCCTAAAATTTTTCCACCAGCACCCATTGATTTACCTAACATATTATATACTCGTCCCATGATACCTGGCTTTCTTCCTGCTTTAAGAAGTCCAGCTTGCATATTACGGAAAAATTGAGTGACTTTACCTCTAGGTCCTCCTCTAGGTCCTCTTCCTTTTCCTTTTCCTTTTCCTCCACCACTTCCATCACCACTACCACTTAAATCATCAACAACACCTCCACCACCATTCCCTGTTACATCTTCTACAAACATTGGATTTAAAGGTGTTGATCCACGAGCAGATTTAAAAGCATTAACTATAGAATTAATATTCATAGCTAAACCACCTACAAGTTTAATTCCTGCTAAAGATCCAATTAATATTAATAATGCTTTACCATGTTCATCTAACCATTTAAAAAGTTCTTTAACTTTAGGACCATACTCATTAACAAAATTAACCATTCCTGTGAACGCGTCTTTTATTTGAGGACCAAAACTAGCCAGATATCTAGAGATATCCATTACTGTCTCTTGGAATACTTTTAAGTTTTCAGGTTTAAATAACTCATCCATTAATGGTTTAAAAGCCATAACTAAACCTTCTCTTAATTGCTCAAAAGCTCTATCTATTAATTGAGCGTTATGAGCTGCTTCTATTACTGACTCTAAGCCTTGCTCAGCTAAAGTTTGTTTAGCTTCTTCAGCACTTAAGCCTTTTTTCATTAAAATATTAAGAGCTTTTTGAATATCTAATATATTACCACCTACTTTTTCTTGAAGTTCTAAAGCGTCAACTGAGTCCATTAAACTCTCATATGATATACCAACTGTGTTAGCAAATGCTTTGGCGGCTAATGTATTGCCTTTAATACTATCTTTATGCTCTTTAATTAATCTATTTAATTCTTCAGCTGCTTGGTCAGTTTTACCTGCTAAACCAGCTTGTTGTAAAGCGTCAATGTTAATTTCTTTACCAGTTAACAATTGATATTCTAACTGGTTATTAATAGATGATTCAAAATCTAATGTTGATTCTGAAGCTGAGCGTATTTCGTCTAATGTTAATCTTAATTTAGTAGCATAGAAAGCAGCTTTAGCTAAAGCATGAGGGTTTGAATTCAAATTCACTCTAACAGCGGCACTAGCTCTAGCTACTTCTTCAGTTACTTTTCTTTCATTTATTCTTAATTTATTAGCTACTGAAAGACTTTTAGTTTCTCCTATTATAGTAGTAACAATATCTTTAGCTGATTTGTTATTTTTTTGTCCTAAAGTAAAAAACGCTTGAGCTTCTTCATTAGAATATTTTAAATAGGTTGTTAAATCATTGAAGCTTGAAACTTGTCCTTGAACATTAAGAAGCATAACTTCTGTAGCTGAAGCCATAGAGTTAAAGGCAGCTACTGCTTCTTTAGTGTTCATAAAGAAATTACTAAAAGCAGCTTGATTTAAAGAGTTAGCTATAGCTTTAGCATGTCCACTAGTAAGGAATAAATTTGTAGATATATCAGCTGTATACTGAGCAAATTCTTGGAATATCTCTACTAAAAACTGGAATATCTTAATAAGTGTAGTTACCGCTAAGGCTATCAAACTTATAGGATTAAGAAGATTACTTAATAAACTACCTCCTATTGAGGCTAATCCGGTGAAAGCTATTTTAAGCATTCCACCTAGACCAGCTGCTTTTTGACCATTATTAGTGATTTGTTTTCCTAAATTAGTCATCTTTTCATGAGCTTCATCTAAACCTAAAGTTTTAGATAAAGAAGAAAGACCTAATTTATTTAATAATGCATTTAAACCTTTAACTGCTCCACCACCAGATGCTGATATAGTATCGGCTAATTTTTTCTGTTGAGTAATAATTTGAGCTATAGATGCTTCTATAGTATTATATAAACCATCTTGATCTTTTAATAAACCAGTTATATTTTTCTGGGATGCAATTATTCTTTTAAGCTCTATATCTTCAGCTTTTGTTAATCCAACAGTTCGACTTTTCCTTTCTAGAATTTTTCTTTCATATTCTAGTAATTTACTGGTATTGGCTAAGTTTTGTTTTTCAATTTTTAACTTTTTAGCTAAATCTTTAGCCTCTTTTTCAGTTAAATCAGATATACCTTTTTGATGGTATTGTATTTTTTGAGCTATTGATGATAATCCTTGAAAACCTTTAGTTGCTTGGTTAACTCCAGTATTAGCTCTTTTAATTTCATTAACTATCTGTTGAAATCCAGTTACCGCGCCACTTATGTCATTAGTGAATTCTTTAGCTTCTTTTCTTAGCTGTTCAAGCATAACTCTAGAAGCAGAAGCTGAGTTTAAAAGGTTTTGAAGGTCAACTCCTCCAATTTCTTTTTCTAGAAGCTTTATAAGAGCTATTAATTCATTTACTTCAGCACCACTAAGTTTTTTAGCCATGACATTAAATTAAGATAATTATAACCATAAATATGAAAAAATTAAATTTTTAATACTTTGGTACTTTTTTATCTAGTTTTCCTTTAAAATGTGAAGGTAAATCTACTTTACCATCTTTAATTTTCTGAGATTGAGAAGCTAAGTCTTCTTGTTGTCCATTTTGAGCTTCGTAATGTTCTTTCATTTTATTAAAAGTAAAAGTTCTAAGCCAAATAGGCATATTATAGACAGTTTCCCATGTATATCCTCCATTTCCATGAAAAACTATTTCATGGATTTGGGAGAATAAATGGATACGGTATTGGTTAGCAGTCTCAGCTGGCAGGCCAAAAAAAGTCAAGTCCAATTGGAATTGTAGCCTTCTCATCGTCTTCGTATGGAAAAAAGGTCAGATCAACGTCTGGCTGTACCTCCTTTACATACTCCCTTAACGCCTTGGAGTCACGGGCTAACAACTGAGTGTCAACAAATTCTCTAACGGTTTTAGGATCTTTATCACCATTAACAGAGGTAATAAGATGTTTTAAACGAGTTGACATCTCAGATGAGATATTCTTATTAATTTTTTTAATACCTTCTAATTCAGTATTAATTTTTTTCTCATCATGACTAGTTAATAACTTAAAAGTAACACTAACACCAGTTGTTGGTAAGGTGAAAGAAAATTCATTTACACCTTTAGTGTATAATTCTTCTTTTAAAGGTTTGTTATCAACAGTAGATAAATCAATAGTGTATTCTTCACCATCATAAGTGAAAGTATAGTCTTTACCATAACCTAAAATACGAGCAGCTACTATTAAAGCGTTTTTATCACCTATAATTAAATCCTCATATTTTACATTGGATACAATAAGAGATTTAATTAACTCATCAATAACTATACCTTTATTAATATAGTTAGCATTAGTTAAAATATCCTCTTCTTTAGCAGTCATGTATTTCATTTCAATTTTTCCGCTTGAAAGAGGGTTTGAATCTGGGTAGATTAGACCTTTAGAAGGTAATTCAATAGTTTCTGTTGGGGTTAAAATTTTGTTTTCCATAGATTTTTTAATATAACGTTTTTTATTGTCTTATATAAATATATAAAGATATAATTTTATGCCACAGCTGCCGCAAAACCATTTTCTTTCATGTACCCATAATATGTGTTGACATAAGCATCTGGGACCCATCTTTGATTAAACAATTGAGGAGCACTACCTGTAGTTCCAGTGACATAACTACCAGGATATATTGTCACGCTATCTGTAGTTACTCTAGTATCTAAACTAGTTTCAGAAGTACTACTTAAAGGAAAAGCAGCGTTAATTTCCCCATTTAAGGTTTTAATTTGAGGATTAGTATCTGGATTAATTAATTTTGATAAATTAGAGGGGAATAAGTAGTATTTGTTTGAGGTGTACGGTTGGGCAAAGAATGATGGTGGTCCATTAAATTCACCTAAATTCACATCATTTATATATGGATAAACTGTTGGGTCACCTGGAATGAAAGATGTAGGTGCAGATAAGTTATCCCCTATATTAAGCCCTGTTTCTTCTAAAGTATTAACCTGAATGTTAGGGTTAAGAGTATTTAAATAAGTGTTGCCTGGGTTGTAAAGAGTCACATATTGAGATGGGGCTCCATTAAATTCACCCATATATGCTTGAGGGGGAGTATTACTGTAATCTGTAGGAGCACTAATGTTGTTAGGAGGAGTAACAGTAGGGGCAGAAGTTGAGTCTTCAATATCTAATCCTGTTTCATCTAAAGTATTAACTTGAGGATTATCAGCTGGGTTAACTATAACTGGTATAAGGTTACTATATGGATTATCAGGAGCATACTGTGTTGTATACTGAGAAGGAGCTCCACCAAATTCTCCTAACTGTGCTATGGGAGGAACATTACCATAGTCTGTAGGGGCACTAGTGTTATTAGGAGGAATAGTGGTAGAATTAAATTCTGAGTTGCTGATGTCTAATCCTGTATAGTCTAAAGTGTTAACTTGAGTATCATTGTTAAAAGTATCTAAATATGTGTTATTAGAATTATACAGAGTTGTATATTGGGAAGGAGCTCCACCAAATTCTCCCATCTGTGCCTGAGAAGGAGTATTACCATAATCAGTAGGCGCGCTAGTACTATCAGGTACAAAAGCTGTAGGAGCAGAATTTGAGTCCTCAATATCCAAACCTGTCTCACCTAAAGTGTTAGTTTGGATGTTAGAATCAAAAGTATCTAAATATGTGTTATTAGGACCATAGGGTGTACTATATTGGGAAGGAGCTCCACCAAATTCTCCCATTTGTGCTTGGGAAGGAGTATTACTGTAGTCTGTTGGAACACTAGTACTATCAGGTACAAAAGCTGTAGGAGCAGAGTTTGAGTCTTCAATATCTAATCCTGTTTCATCTAAAGTGTTAATTTGAATATTAGGATCAAAAGTATTTAGATATGTGTTGTTAGGACTATATGGTGTATCATATTGAGAGGCAGCGCCACCAAACTCTCCCATTTGTGCTTGAGGAGGAGTATTGCCATAATCTGTAGGAACACTAATATCGTTAGGTGTAAAAGCTGTAGGAGCAGAGTCTGGATTTTCAATATCTAATCCAGTTAAATTTAAACTATTAGCCTGGGAGTTATTAGATGGGTTAACTATAGTTGATATAGTAGCGCCGTAAGTGTTATTGGGGCCCCATGGTGTAATATATTGAAAAGGAGCACCACCGAATTCTCCTAATTGTGCTATAGGAGGAACATTACCATAATCTGTTGGAGCGCTAATATTATTAGGTGTGAAAGTAGTAGGCGCTGAGTCTGAGTCTTCAATATCTAAACCAGTCTCATCTAAAGTATTAACCTGAGTATTATTGTTAAAGTTATCTAGGTATGTGTTATTAGGACCGTATGGTGTATTATATTGGGAAGGAGCACCACCAAATTCTCCTAACTGTGCTTGTGAAGGAGTATTACCATAATCAGTAGGTGCACTAATATTATTAGGAGGAGGTGCTCCTGGGTTATAGTAATCTGGGTTTTCAACATCTAAACTGGTACTGAATAATGTATTTTCCATTGTTGTGGAATTGACATTGACTACAGTTAAATATCCTTGGCTTGGAAACCACACTGTTATAAAGTTATTGTATCCTACTCCAAATGGACCTGTTGTATATGGGTTTTGAGGAGCAGATATAACATCATTAAATGGAGGTGTTAATCCAGTAGTAGAAAAAGTAGATGTGTTATCTAACGCTGTATTGTTTAAAGTATCAATATTGTTAGGTGGGTTGTATAAAGAACTACCATTGTTTGGGAATCCTTCAACATTACTTAAATACGTGTTATCAGGAAGATAGTTTTGAACAAAGTTACTAGCTGGATCATTGATTGGACCACCATTCACTGATGGAGTCTCTATGTCTAATAAAGATCCATTTTGATTAAATAATTCTAATAAACCCATTGTATTTTATTTATAAATATTAAAGGAAAAAAAAGTCCGCAAATAGCGGACTCTTTTAAAATTGTAGGTTTTTGATAATTAGAAGTTCAATACGCAGTAATCCATACCAACAGTCATTGTGATATTGACAGCTGTGTTTTCAGTATCCCAGTTGTAATCACCAAAATTGGCTTCTTTAATAAATGCGCCTTTAATAATCCACTCACTTACTATATCACCTACAGGTCCTAATACATCAATTACTAAGTCTTTTTTATAGAAGTCAGAGTAACCATCTCTACCTGTTACTGATTCGTGGTGCAAACGAACCCATTCCATTACCGCTTGAGCACCTGAAGGTGTGATTGGATCAAATAATGTCATTTGAATATCACCCCAAGTGGTTTTACCTTTTACTTTACGGTAAACGTTGATGTGGTTTAACACTACTTCACCTTGAGTCACAGTTACAGCGTTCACTCCTTTAATGATGTAACTAGGAACCCCATCAATATAAAGGATAAATCTATTAGCCTGTTTGGGTTCAAACGCTGTGAAAAATATTTCGTTTGCTGATAATACTGCCATTTTGTGTTAGTTTTTTATTTTATTATAAATATTCTATTATTTAATTCTTACCCTGGGAAAGTAGCTCCTGTTGGTGTGATATTAAAGTCTAAGTAGATAAATTCAGCTGTCTTAGTTGGTTGTAAATAAATTTGACCTACTAATTGGTTTCTATCAATTACATCTGGAGTATTGTTGGTATCATCCATAATAACTCTAAACGCATATAAACCTTGTCTTTGCTGAACTGATTCTAAATATGGGTTAACCTGGGCTAAGAATTGATTTCTAGTGGTAGCTGTATTTTGTTCAAACACTAATGTATTAGCTACTTGAGAAATGTATGATTTAAGAGCAATCAATAATCTTCTAACATTCACACGATCTAAAGCTGATGGCTTTGTCTGTAATGTTTTCTGACCATATACTACAACACCTGAACCTGGGAAAGTAGCTATTGGGTTAACTTTTCCTTGATATAAGGTATCACGATCAGTTTGTGGTAATTTTTGTTCTGCTCTAATAACTGTACCTAAACCACCTCTGTTTATACCTGCTGGTGCGAACCATGGCTCAGATACTCTATCATTGAATGCAAATACACCTGGGATCATAGTTGAAGCTGGAACCCAAACGTTTTTACCTGTACCTGGGTCATTAATTTGAACCCAAGGCCAATAAGTAGCAGCATATGAAGTATCTAAAGCAGCAGCTTGACTTACAACACCAGTCACACTATCACCATAATCAACTAAATCTGTAATATAGATACTATCTCCTCTGTTTTGAGTGTTGCTTATAATAGCTGTAACTTGAGATGTATGTAATTCTCTAACTAAACCTGGGGTGAATAAAGCGTTAAATCTGTAATCATCTTGATTTGACATCAAATTAATCATATCATCATAGCTACCACCAGTTAATCCTTGAGAATCAAGAGCAGTAATTTCATTCCAGAATTTAGCTCCAGCTTTAATATTACCAGTAGCACCTGTGAATGAACCACTAGCAGCTAAAGGAATAGAAGCAGTGTACTGAGATTTTGGAAGTCCAGCTCCATCAAGATAATCAGGTGTTAACAAATTAACTGATTTAACTCTTACATAAGGATTAGTGTTAGGATAAGATCCAGACACTTCAATTTGATTGGTAGTTGGGTTGTAATTATATTTGTAATCACCAATAACTCTAGATATAAAGTTTGATGATTTTGGATCTAATGATAAATTAGTCCAAGTTTGTATTGGTGTGACATTGTTTGTTATGTCACTACCTCTTCTAAGCAATAAATTAAAAGTACCTGAAGATGTATTAGGGCTAATAATCTGCCAACGGAAGTTATTGTCTGAGCCACTAACTAAAAGTCCATTACTGTCTTCAGATCCTGAGCTATTCATTATAACACCTTCAGAAATAGTTTCTAATACAAAAGCAGGTTGAGAAGAAGCTAATGTACTAGCGCTAATAGGTGTACTAATAGCTGGTGTATATTCAGATGATTTACTCACAATACGAGTAACTAACAAAGTAGTTCCACCATTATTGAAATAATTGTAAGCGGCTAATGAGGTAAAAAATGAATATGTATCACTTCCACTAGTAAGCACCTCTCCAAAAGTTTGAGTAAAATCACTATATGATGTGACAAGAGTTGGAAGCTCAACAGGACCTTTCACAGTTGGGCCTAAAATAGCGGCTCCAACAGTCACTGGACCTTGAGTTACAAATGATGTATCATTTTCTCTAGCTAATACACCAGGTGAGATTAAAATTTCTGCCATGTTATTTTATTTAGTTTTGTTTGTTTATAAATATCTTAAAAGGATTCAAATTAACTTTTTATGAACATTCCTTTTTCTAAATCTATAGAACCTTCACCATACTTAGTTTGTAATTGCTTACCTAATTCTTCTTCTATCTTTTTTAAATCTGTTAAATTAGTATTTAATTGTTCTTTAACATGTTTTAATTCTTGAATTTGAACTTCAACTAAACCATAATTTTCAATAAGTGAAAATCTATCTTGTTGAATTTTTTTTAACTGGATGATTTCTTCTTGGGTTAAAACTTTTGTTTCCATTTTTTATTATTTTATTATAAATATTATTCTATTCTTATCAAATTAATGAAGATGATCTCCATGTTCCACCTATATAGACATAAATGTAATAATTGCTTCCAACTTTACCAGGAACTATTTCTCCTTCTTTACCTGTCCATCCTGGGACTGCACTTTGGGTTAATGTCACTATAGAACCATTACTTGTTACTTCAAAAAGATTTCTTCTATTACTATCATTTGTTCCACCACCTACCATAAAATACGGGGCACTAGTCACTTCATTATATTGGCCTATAACAAATTGATGAGCTTGATTAGATATAACATTATTACCATGAGTGAAAGAATAATCACCAGATGAAGTAGATGCTAAGCCTGAGGCATGTGAGTAGTTTCCTTCAGCATATGAGCCTGAGCCAGCAGCGTGAGAAGCTATACCATAAGCCCATGTGTAGTATCCTTCAGCGTGTGAGTATTGTCCTTCAGATCTAGTACTTTTTCCTTCAGCGTGAGAAGCACCACCATAAGCTAAGGTTCCTTCTCCTTCAGCGTGATCATAGTCACTATTTGTTAAAGTACCATATCCTTCAGCATGAGAATATTGACCTTGAGCTTGAGTTTCTTTTCCTTCAGCGTGGGAAGAATCAGCTGAGGCTGATGTTAGCCATCCTTCAGCATGAGAAAAACTTCCAAATGCCACAGTACCTACTCCTTCAGCATGGGACTGGTTACCATAAGCTGTTGTGCCACTACCTTCAGCGTGAGAAGCATAACCTGAAGCTGTTGTGTATACACCTTCAGCGTGAGAATATGAACCTAAAGCTATATTAGTGTCACCTTGTAGCAGGCTAGATAAAGTATAATTGTATGTGAGACCTCTACTACCACTAAATACACTACCGCTATTAAATTGGATTTGTGTATTTGATCCTCCTACACTAATGCTATTACCACCTACTTGTATAGCTGTGGTAACTAAAACACCATTAATAGCTAAAGAACCACTTAAATCTAAAGCTCCAGATATAACAGGATTAATAGTTAAAGCGTAAGATGAAGTACTAGATCGAGAAGCACTCACAGCATATGATGAACTTAAAGCGTATGATGAACTCAATACACTATTAGATCCATGAGGACCATAGACATTAGAAGCAGTTACAAATGAGGCTGTAACATTTGTTAAATACCTAGCATCACCTACAAAAAATGAACTTGTTATAGGTGTGTTGGAAGCATCAAAAGATGATCCAGTAACTTGTATTAAAGAAGAGGATAATGTGGAAACT